GGATGTCGCCTTCGGCTTCTTTGGACTCGCCTTCTTCAATGTCTTCGGTGATTTGGTAGCCATCTTCGGGTACGTCCTGCTGTTTGATATGCGGGTCATAGCGCACCCACGACACGCCGCGCCCGCCGAGGAAACGATCTTCCACGGCATAACGCATGGCTGAACGGAAGTCCGGATAATGCTCAATTTCGTAATCAAGCGCCCGCTCAATCAGCAAAGACGCAACCCGGCCAACGGGGTCATTATCACCAAAACGCCGCGATACGTCGGCCTTGGGCAGACGAGCATACACAGCCGGAACTAGTGTCTGGACATTGGACCAAAGGATATTAAACCGCGCAGCCTCGTTCGCCATGCCGGTGCCAGTACCTTGGTCATCCCGGTAGCGACGAAGAATCTTTGTAGTCCGCGCTTCCCACTTCTTGTACTCGCCATTGTACGAATGGACGCTGCTCAAGAGCTTATTGACGGTCGAATCGACTTTTTCCAATGCCATCGCCTAATTCCTTAATGTCGTATTAACGCGGCGGCATCCCGCCCGGAGGCATCATGGGACGGGGTGGCATTCCGGGCGGCGGGCCACCGGGACCGCCCATTGGCGGACCACCCTGCGGCTGGGGTGTCATGGTGCCGTTGATCTGCATGGGGACGCCCTGCGGGGCGCCCTGCGGAGGCATACCGGGAGGCGGACCACCCATAGGCATACCGGGCGGGGGACCGCCCTGCGGAGCCATATCAGGCGGTGGGCCACCGGCTCCGCCCGGCTGGGCCAACTGCATACGCTGCATGATCTGCGCTAGGCGCTGTGGGTCGATAGGCATGGTGTATTCCTTTGATTATGAATTATGTAAAGATGCCGACTGCCATGACTTCTACGCCAGCGCCCGTGGTGACTTTCCACGCGCCGTTGGCCGACACGGCATTAAATTCAATGTTGTACACGCCGGGGATTACAGACGCGCTGGCCGGAAGGACAGTATGCGTGAGAATTCCTGTACCCGTGCCATCGACAATCACAACATTGCCAGTCGCGCCAGTCGTGACCGTGCAGATCAGGCGATGCAAATAGTCGCCTACTGCGCCAGTCGGGCCAAGAACCTGTGCCGAGGCGCTTGCCGCAACATGCTCATAATAATACCGATATGGGTTGTTTACGCCGCTCATAGTCTAGCCCTTCTCTTTGTTTTCTGTGACGCCCACATATCGTTAAGCGTTGCCGTATTAGTCCTGCCCACAATCAATGGGCGCTCGCTCGCCATGATCTTAGGGGCCACTTCGCCCCGCCATGCAACAGCCAGCATACGAAATGCGTCTGCGGGGTGGCTGCACCAGTTATGCTTGGGGGCCGTGCGAAACGCCTTTTTGTCTTCGTCGTACTCACGCTCATACTGGCGCAATGCCTCAATGCCTTCAGCGCATTTGCGTTCGTCAAAGTAGCACTTGGGCAGCGTCATACGCACAGCCTGAATGCCGTCTTGAACGCCAAGGTCAGGCACAACATTTATGTTCGCCAAGCCAAGGTGTTCAGCCAGTTGCTCGATGATCGACTTGCCCTGCGCTGCAAGCGTCTTGGCCTTGGCGTCGTGCGGCAGGTAGTGCTTGCCGTAATGGTACGGCTTGCTGGTTACAACATTCGCAATGTCTTCAATGCTCGCGCCAGACACAGCGTAATAGTCAATAACGTGGATCTCATTGCTGACCACCTGATACCACCAGATTGCCGTGTCATCCCTAAAGCCCAAGTCCCAAGCCGTGTAAGTTGGCAAGCTGGGATCATAGGCAACTTCTCTAATGCGGCCCTGATCCTGAGCTTCGCGCATCTCAACACCGTAATACGCGCCCAGAATTGCCGCCTCAAAGCTGCATTCGTATTCCTGCATATACTGGTCGGGCGTGATCTGAGACTTAACGGCATCAAGTTCGTACTGTGGCAGCAAACCACTGTCAGTGGCCGTCAGTCTAAGTAAAAACCAATCTAATGGGCTTTTCTTGGCGTCTGAGTAAATTTCCCAGAATTGGTTCTTGCCCTTTGGCGTCCCGGCAAAAACCGCCCAGCCCTGCTTATCAGATAGCGTGGGACGAATAACATGGCCCCAAACACTAGGGCGAAAATCTCCATACTCATCCATAAAAACGCCGTCAAACCCCAGACCGCGCATAGCGTCAGCATTATCAGCGCCGAAAAGACGTATTCTAGCGCCTGTGATAAGATCAATCTGGAGTTCAGCTTCATTGGTTGCCTGTGCAATAGGCTTGCTAAAGCGTTTCAGGTAATCCCAAGCAACGCTCTTAGCCTGGCTGCGGAACGGGGCAATGTACGCAAACTGTGGGTTGGGCGTCTTGCAAGTGATCGCCGCCCGGATGATGTCGTTAATGGCCGCAACCGTCTTGCCCGCCCGCCGATGGGCCACAAGGCAAGCCCACCGCTGGGTCCGGTCATGGAAGGGCATGAACGCAGACCGCGGTTCGTAGCCAATGCTGATTTCCTTAACCGCCATCCAATTTTACTTTTTAGCGTCAAGCCACTTCACAACCAATTCAACCGGGCCTTCGTCCTTGCCCGTCATCTCATGGCGGGCCAGCTTTGGCACATGGTACTCAATAAGGTCCGAGAAGCACTTGATCGCAGCCAGGGGACCATCGCGGTCATGGACTTCATCCAGCCACTCCTGGAGCCTGTCAGCGTTACCATCAACAAAACGGGCAATCGCCTCACGGGCGTTCTGGGTCGATTTGTTCTTAACGCCCTTGCGACGGCCAGGGTTGCCTTTTTTGAACTGAGCGTGTTTGGGAGGAGGCGCGGCCATTAAGCATAATCCTTTGGCATTGATTTCATGGCAGCGGCCAGCTTGGGGCCTTTGTCCGCCTGGTTGAACTCTTTGGCGACTTTGACCGGAATGCCAGCTTTCTTGGCAATTTTCGGGTCATGTGCCGCAGCAGCCATAAATCGACGCTGTTTGTTTGATGTCGAAGGCATATCGCACCAGATTTAGGTGAATCCAGCAAGAAAATACGCTTGATGCAGATTACAGTCAATATATGGGGGCGGGCATGAGAAAAAGTCATAATATGGTAGGGTAAAAATATTTGTACGGGGGGTTGATAGCAATCGCGGACCCACCCCGTCGAAGAATTTTTTGAGAATCGATCTCAAATGCCCCGCTGCGCCACCCTAGCCCAATGATATCAATGGGTTAGCCTACCTATGCTGCATTGCAACACGATTTCCCATAATAGACATTATACGCAGATCGTTGAAATAACCCAATGAATACAATGAATTGGGCTATCGGTCGGCAAGGGCAATTGAGGCAATTGCAACCGCAAGGTGCATTAACCCCAATCGGGGCGAGGCGATCGGGGCAGGGGTAACGCCAGCCGCCGGGGCTATGGGTATGCGGGCGGGGTAGCGATTGCCGCTGGGCGAGGCTGCCAGCCCCGCAGAATAACCATCTGGTTATTCTGCTCCTTTCCCAGCCAGGCGAGACGTACATTTAGAACCGGACATCCGGACAAGACACGTAACCTATAGGTTACGTGTGCGTGTCCCGGCTCGATGCAATGCCTTGTCCGACCGGATATCGTAGTAGTATTTGGGCGGTAAAAACGGTCATTTGGCCCGGTTTTAGGACATCCGCGTATTTCCTTGCGAATGGTTATCAAATGTCCTGAAGACATCGCAAATAGTGGGTGCATTGCAACATGGTTCATAGCAATGGGTGCAAAGCATTGAAATCATTGGGTTTTTAGGGGTTGGTGTCGGCAGAAAGTCATGATAATCGCAGATGTCCGGTCATTCGCCTCTTTCTGCTCTCTCCAGCCGCCAAAAATAATATTCCTCTGCCCCTTGCGCCTCCCGTAATCATGAGTTTTACTCATGGCACACCGAATCAACGGTGATGCAAAGGACCGCCACATGACCTACCTGATCAAAGCCCTAATCCTCACCGCCCAAGGCGCTCGTTATGGCCGTCGCGGCCTGATCGGCACCCTGCGCATTGTCGCCGCTCGCGAGTGCCGCCTCCACTGGCTGCGCTCCTCGCTGGAAGGGAGCCGCTAACATGACCC